TCAGACTCTTCTTCACTTTCAGAATCTTTCTCATCATCACTCTCATCGGATTCCTCAGCATCTTCTTCTTTGCCTTCTTCCGACTCATCTAACTCATCTTCTTCGAGCTCTTTGTCGTCATCAATATCGTCATCATCTCTGGTCCCCATTATACATACTCCTCAACTTCTAAAGGATTCCCCGTAATTTTAGCCCGAATGTCTTTTGCTCTTAAGAAGGCAAATAAACATTTATCCAAATTGCCATGCTTGTCTTTAAAACTCTTGCCGAACTTTACTGCGCCATATTTAGGTATAACCACGTAGTCACCCACTTCAGCCCACGGACCTTCTGGCCACTCTTTCAGAGTATCAGCATCTTTAAATGCAACGGGTCCTACTTTGATAACTTTCGCTATCATAGTATTCCACCTGTCGAACTCTTGACCTTCTGCTGAAACGATTATACTGCCTACTCGTCTTTTAGGCATCTTAACTTGAAAACAAACCAAATCTGCTACTGGTTCAATATCAATTGAGACATCAGGAAAATACTCCTGAAGCTCTGGACTATCAGTCCAAGTCTTCTCCACCATCATTCACCCACTTTTTATACGCAGCTTGAACTAATTCCACTGCTGTTTTTAATCCCCATTCTCTTCCAACCCTTTCCACATATTCTGCGTAGTCTTGGGCCTTCGGAGAACTATAAGACTCTTGTATTTTTACAAGTTCGTCTTGTAGATTTGATAATATATCACTGTATAACTTTGTCAATTTTTTTCTCCTTAAACTAAATTCATGGTAAGCATCATCATTATAGCTTCATCCTCCTCCTCTACCAATTCTCTTTCTCTTTTTACCAAGGCTTCGTAACGTTGCTGATACAACAACATTTCTATTCTAGCTGAAGCAACCTCTTCAATTATACCTCTTAAATAAAAATCATCTTCATTACGTTGAGGAATGAACGAAAGTGCCTCTAAAGAATTAAACTTTGATGCAAATTCTTTTATATCAGGGAGAGTACCAAAGTCGTAAACAGGAGCGCCTTTCTTCTCTGCCACCAAAAAAATTTCTTTTTTAGCTTTCCTTTTCTTTCCGACAGGTTGCTTTTCAACAATTTCTTCTACAACTTGCGGAGAAGCTATACTTTCTTCGCATTTAACTTTTAATTTATAAGTAAGGGCATGATATGCAGCGTAACGCTCATTCCTATCTGTCTCGGCTTTTTGCATTTGCTGACGAACAAGCTGAAGCCTATACCACCCGCTTTTTGTTTCTTCTTCCGGAATGCCCGAATCTAGATAACCAGAAGTTGCTACAGCCAAAGGTAATAAAGGAATATATCCCTCTGTTGCTATAGATAGCGTACTCATTCCTATTCTCGAATTACAGTAGTGATTGTAGTCCCGTCACCAGAAATTGTGAGAGTTATACCGCTAGTAGTTCTGGATGTAGGGGTAACAGTCATAGGACTTGCAGAATCAAGACCTGCTAATCTCCAGACCTCCTCAATCTTAACGTTATCTGGCTCAACATAAGAATCTTCTGAAAGGCGCGTAGCTAAAATCTGACCTGCTGAGCTTGCAGGATAAGACCCAGGAAGTATAGTCCCCCACGGGTCACCAGCGGCACCAGCATCATTAAGCTTTTCACCCATCGTTCCAGCAACATTATTAACCGCTGCTATAGAACTCCAGACAGCGGCTCCAACGTTTGCGGTACTCAAGGCCGTACCCGTTACAACAATATCCGCTATCATTTCTGCAAAACCAGATATTGTTGACCCTGCAAGAGTACCATCACCTTCTATAGCAGCCACTAATGCCGCCAATCCCTTGGGGGTAGCCAACGCACCCCCTGTACCAATTATATTCGCTACCATAAGTAAGAATGCTTTTACATCAGCATTACTTACTTCTCCGGAGCCCAATAAGTCTGCAAACATTTGCACAATCAGTTCCGCGGTTGCTGTCAAATTACCTGCGCCAGCGATTGCTGCTGCCAACAACTTAACGGCTAAAATATCCGCTGCTACGACCCCTTGCCCATTAACATTCAAAGTTGAAGCAATGCCACCGCTTTTTAACGGAAGATTCCAACAAAACTCTGTATTATACCCATGAGGAAACGCGGATTTATCTAAGGATTCTTGAAGTGTATCGGGTACATAGAATGAATTAAATAACTGCGGCTTGAATTGCGAAAATGGATTAGTGAAACCAATCCCCCGTTCGCGAACACAATTCCTATTCTGCTGTGCGTAATTGGCTAGAATCATCTAATTCCACACAAAATTGAGATACCCAGAAAAAGCAGAGTTGGCTGGTGTTGCTACGCCGCTACCCCATAACCAATATAATGCAGCCCCATCATAGATTCTTGGAAGACTTGGAAGACCAAACATAAAATTTTGCTCTGCGGCCAAGCCAAGAGTTGATAAAGGTATTTGTGCAATTTCTCTTATAAGAGCCACAGAATACTCACCAGATACATAAGAAACTGAATTTTGAATTGTATTAATTTCTGCTATTCCAGCATCGCCAGCTTGTAGAGGCACAGCATAGTTATATTTACCTGTACCAGTAGCCCCTGTGTAAATGATGTGACTGTTGGATGCAGCAGTTTTTCCGATAGGCAATACTGTGGGAGTGGCCCTAGAAGTTGCTTGCGATGAATTTGTATAGCCCAAAGAAAGGTTCGGGGTTGCGGCACCAAGCGCAGTTGCGTTACTATTAAAGAAAATAGCGTTAACACCCGCACCGTTGGTATAGCGTGGCAATAACCACGTAATTGTCTGCGTTCCAGTACCAGCATCAGTAATATTAATTGCAGTTCCAGCAATAGCGTTTGCAAACGATGTCGCAAGCTTAAATGTGCTATCCGTTACTTTGATTACATAATAATCAGTTGCTGTTGCTAACCCCGCAGGCAATACACCAGTAGTGGTTAACCTAACTCTAGTCCCCACCAATATATTACTTGGAATGTTAGCTGTAGAAGTATAAGTGCAAATATCTGTTGAGGCATCTGCGGAGAATGTATCCGATTGTCCCAATGTATTTGCTGTAGCCTGCGCAGTCGTAGTTGTTACTGAGGTAACCCTATAAAAGCCCACAACATCAATAAGCGCAAGAGTCCCCGGCACTACAGTTGCAGCGGCACTAACTGCCGCCGCCGACAAGAGATATTTGTAAAACGTTGGTTGAACCGCTCCACCGTTCTGGATGGCCGCCGCATTTGTCGTGCTATCCTTAACCGCCTGAAACGCAAGGTTAGTCCCAGTATTGAATAAAGCGTCGGCACCAGGATTACCCGCTCCTCTGAAAAGTGTATGCCACTCGTTAGCCACAGCGGCGGCGGTAGGGTTAAAGTTCTTACCCCAGTTTGTACGGAAGGTTTGACCGTTTGCCAGTGCGTTTATTAACTGGTCGTTTGATGAAAATCCTGGCATTAATTTATCTCCTTAGTTCCATACTGTTTTTATCCCACCTCGTACTGCTACGCCTGACATCGACCCATTAGGAAGCGCCAATAGACTTAAAAAAGCATCATCCTGTATCTGGTCCATTTCAAAAGACATAATTAGCATATCTTTATCATAAGGAGCATCTATCCCTCTAATTATTGTTTGAGCTATTGGTTTTACTAAAACCAGCGCAAAAAAACCTGTATCAACTCCTGCCATCGTTACGCTCTCTATTGACCTTACGCCTTTGTCATCCCCCTGCAATGGAATAAATGGAGTACCTGGAGAATTATTTGTTGCTGTTGATGCTGTTGTTATTGTTCCTGGAGCGGCAGCAGCATTTTGAGTGACTAAAGGAGTCACGCGCCCTGCAACGCCATCGGAATTTGTATAATTTACGCTGAATTGCTGACCGCCAGTCCGAGCCGAGATGGTTACCGCCATCATTTGAACGCCAACGCCATTGGTGTATCGGGGCAAAGTAACATTATTTGTCATTACCTGCGGGTCTGTTGTCCCATCTTCAATGGTTGGATAATAAAGGAGGTAATCACAAAGAATTAAAGGCATTGGCAAAGGGGTCGCAGAAGCGCAAGCGGCCCTTAGAAAGCGCAAGTATTTTTTCGCTGGAGAAACGTCATAGCCGTGAAAGATACCCCCATCAGTCGATTGTTTAATTTGCGCTGCTGTCAAAGGAGCTGCATCAAACCATTGCTTCGCTCTTGGATTCCCTGCGGAACCTGTTAAGTCATACCATAGTCCTTGAGTAGTTACCTGGGTTACGTTCTTAACATACTCAGAAAATCGCGCCTGCCCTTCAAGTTCAGCTTTAACAATAGCTCTATTATTGACTAAAGCCATTAAACGCACCTACCTGTTAAAGCCGCAGAAATTTGCCAATACGTTGTCTTTATTTTATCTGGCAAACTCAATCCTCCTTCGCCAGCCGCTATCGCCTTCCGCGGAGCAATTACCTGAGCACTGCAATTACATTTTCTAATAATTTCACCATTTGTCGCTTTTACTGCGCGCAAGCACTCGGAACAGTAATAGAGAGGCGGCCCAATCAAATCCCACATTGCTTTTTCTAATGGAGTTCTTGCATCCATAAATCATGCCTCAGTTATCGTCAAGGCCCCAGCGGCGAATTGAGGCGTTATACCATTCGATACGGCAATAGATGAATTCAAAGCCCCGTAATGCCAGACGTTCCCAGCCCCTGTGCTTGAGGTTCCTGTGGCTACGTGAGTAATAGTTGCTCCAGTTGTACCACACTGGGGGAAAGATATTGTCGCAGCATTATCAGTCGCCCCACCCGAAGCAGCGTCCCATCCAGTTGAACGAGCCACAGACTGCCGTGCATAGTTAGTATATGACGTTTCGTTTTGCGTCTGTTGATTCGTCCCTGCGGTTAAATCGGCGGTATGAAGACTTACATAAGTATCGGTTAGCGGCGAACTAGCTGCGTTATCAGCTACATTGGCCCATGCGGTAGCACGGTACATCAAATTTACAAGATTATTGCAAGTTGGCGTTGATTTAGGCATTTGGTTCCTCTTTATTTTGTGGTTCTATACTGCTAACCCAGCTACCATCTTGAGACTTTGTCACCTTTTTAGGAGCAGCTAAAGTTGACAACATATTCCTATTACTTTCAGCTATACCCTGCACAATTGCTTGTGTAGTGATTTGCGCGCTGTGTATTATAGCTTCTGTAGTAGCTCTAGTATTTTCTGCTAAAGTAGCAATAATCTCTTTATCCAAATTATTATTTTCGCTTTCTTCCTTTTCTTTTTCCGGGGAAGCTTCTATTTCCGGTGGCTTCACCTGCTCTTTTATTGCAGTAATAATCAAGTCTGTTTCATTTTTCTTATTACTTTTCTCAACATCAGCAGCTATCTCTCTTGCTTTCAATTCAGCTTCTATCTTATCCTTTTCGGCTTTTAGTTGCTGCTCACTTTTCTTCACATCGGCATCAATTTGAACTTTCTTCTCTCTAACATTCGCATCTTTCATAGCAGCTTGAGCCATAACCATAGCTGCGTCCTGACTACCAGCTTGGAATGATTGCATAACTTGTTGGGCCTGAGTAATTATTGGCGGTATTCCTTGCAGAGCCTTCTCTGAATTCTCACGGAAGTATCCCGCTGCCTGAGCCAATAGAGCATCCAGTTTATTGCCAAAGAACTCCATAGAATATGGTAACTCCGTTAAATCCATACCGGAAGCATTGTTTACAATCTCAATCATCTGATTGGCATACCAGAACGCCATATGCTGCTTAAGATGCTCTAAGGCTGCTGGTATAAATACCGGAGCAATAATTGGCGACATCCCATAGTTAGGGTCTTCAAGGCACTTCAGAAGCACCTCTATATGAGCCAGGTGGTCTTGGTCTGGGAAGGCGAAGGCAGGTTTGCCCATCATCATCTGCACGTTTTCAGCCACAGGGTTCTGTGGTGTAGGTTCCGGCTTCTTAGGTATCAACTCATCAATATTTGGCACGCGCATAGTTTCAAGCACTCTGCGGTGTACAGCAGAGACATCATATATCTCTGGAGCTGTTGCCATCATCTGCACTACGCCTTGGTTCTGAGCTGCTCTTTGGGCCTCTGAGAAAATATGAGGGTCACTAACTGGCATAATATCCATAGCGCCTTCGTAGTCTTCTCTGCGAACCAGCACTTCGCCAAACTCATCAATGATTTCCTGGTCATCAAGATACTGACGATTCAAACGATAAAGTATCTCCAGACACTTCCTGAGCGAAGCATGAAGTCTTGAGTGGATAGCAGAGAATACAACCATGCCGTTTTCAACACGGGAAAGCTGAGTGCCCACAGGAACTTCACTTCCGCCACCATCGTTATCTTCAAGAACGGTTCTAACCACTCCTCTCGCCAATTCATCCAAAGCTCCCAAAAGCTGAAAGAGAACGGGGCTTGGGGGATTAAATGGCATTGGCATCGCAATCTTGCGAATATCATCCACTGTCCCGCCATCTATCTCATGAATACCACCAACTGATACGTTATTGCTCTGGCCGCCAACTCTACCACCCTTAAGCTTAAGCATGGTTGCTGAGTTAGCAATATGAGCAGAATCAAGCAGGGCGCGTAATGCGCCAGTAGCTGCTGCTGATAAGCCACCTATAAGATGAGGCAAACCAACGCAATAAGCTCCGCGCCAAGGTATGAAGCCAAAATCCACAATCCAGTCGAGGGCCTTGTAAGTTTCATCACCTTCCTCCCAGTTGCGGTAAACAGATAAAACCTTACGGTCTTGAACATCTATACTTACAATGTAAGGACATGGGCCAAACTCAAAGTCGGCCAGAGGGTCATCTTCCTCAAGATAAGTATAGACCTCGTATATCTCTTTGATGTCCTCATCGCCTTGCTCGGCTTGGTCGGACTTACCTTCAATCTTGTTGTTAGCCAACTGCGAATCTGTCTGCTGAACGCTAGAGGTGCTACTCGATGACTCCTCAGCCTCATCCAAATCTCTGTACATTCCTGTGCGAACACGCCTGTCAAACTCCAAGGGAGTAATTACCTGCCAGTGCGTCACCCTGTCGGCTGAATACATACTCGAAGCATTAAAGGGAAGGAATATGTTATCAATAGGTATGAAATCACAGGAAGCACGCTCTAAGCGCCTATTCCAGTACCATTTCATATATTGTGAGCCACCCATAGGAAGCTGGGTCAAAAGCCTCTCAAGCTCAGGGCGGTATTCTACTATATCACGAGTAAGCTGCACATTCATGTGCCTGCGGATACGGTCTGCCCGTTCCATACGTTGTTTAGTCGTCTGCCCTACAATAGCAGTCTTTACAGGGCCTTCTGGTGGATGCAGTTCTTTTATTGCTCTTGCGGCAAAGTCAACAGTACACGTAATAATTACCGGGTGCGTAACCTTACTCGCCCCTTCAAACTCAGCGCCTCCGGGGGCTTCATCACCCATGCCTGTACGCTTAAGTCCATCTTCCTGCTGTTTATCACGCTTTTTACGCGCCTCACGGTCACGTTCAATTGATTCACACAGTTCGCTTGCTATTTTGGAAAGAGTATCTTCGTCCCATTTAAGAGCGAGATTTTCAAAAAAATCAGGGTTTTGCGGAAGAATTTTTTCTTCAACATCACTATCATACGCTTCTTCGGCGTTTTCTATTAATTCCCCGTCGTCCACGATGTAGAATCTAACACAGGTTTTTAAGGAATGGAACTAAAAAAGGTGGGCTGTAGCTACTACCCTACAGCCCATAATTGATAACACGGAAGGTTATAATCCCAAAAGAACTATGCCTTATGTTACCATTTTCACTCTGAAGCATCAACCAGAATCTGAGGATGTATTTCTATGCCCTCTGCTATTTTGTACCATTCAGCTTCTGAGCATTCTCCGCTTTCCGCTATTTCCTTCATGCGAGGCTTCGTTATCCCCACAAAAACACAAAAGCTTCCCCAGTCGTAACCAGTTGCGTCAATAAAGTCGTGAACCATATCAAACTTCAGTTTCAAGCCACACCCCACCCATAACTTCATTAGTTGTTGATAAGATAGGTGGCGGCAGTTTTTCTCCAGAATTAATCCGTATCCTTGCCTCGACCCCCAGCTTTTCAGTCATTCTATGAATTGCATCATCGTAGGACTTCCCAATTATCGTTAGACCGTATTCTGGTATTGATAATATCAACCCATCTTCTGCTGGTAACATTTTCGCCCAAGCTTTTACTTTCATGATTCCACCCACTTTATAAACCTGTTTACATTATACTTTTCTCTCACAGTTTGCAATGCAGCAATACTCTTGGTATGTGCTTCAGGCCACTTGTCTCTCATTGCCTTTATAGCCATAAGAAGAGAGGCGGCTGACCCGCTTTCAAAGCTTTCGTGGCCCACACCAAGTCTCTTAGCCTCAAACTCCATCCATGTATCCGCTGGTATAATCACTGGCCTTCCTGAACAGATAGACTCCAAGAATACTGCCGACATATGATTACGGTAATAATCCTTATTATATGGCAATACTACAGCATCCATCTTAGAGAGGGTATCGTTGTAATGCCTGTCATTAAGCTCGCCCTCGATAACCTTAACATTAGGCGACCCAATAGGATTAGCCAAAACGGGGTTAAGCTGACAGAAATATTGTATCTCTGGGGTTAGTTGCGCGGCTTGAAGAAGAAGGGGCAAACCCTTTACCCCATTCGAGTGTCCCAAGAAACCAAATACAGGAGCATCCTCTACGCCCTTGGGTTCAACTTGATGCAAGGGGAAGGTCGGGCATATGGAGGGCATAATTCCACATACAGTGCCGTCAGCGATAGTCCACTCGGTTTGAACCGCTATCTCGAACTTACCACCCCACTTACGAAGCTCTCTGATAGCCTTTGCATACAAAACAGCTTGAAGAGTAGGTTTACCCTCTTGGTCACGGATACCGGGAAGGCAGAGGATGATTTTGAGAGTTACATCACGCTCTGTCCTAATGAAGTTTCTCGCTATACCATACAGTACCCACGGATTTGCTGTATGAACAAGGAATCCGCCGACGACAACCTCAGAATCCTCAAGGTCTTTATCCAACCTATCAGCGAAGTCAATAAACGTATCAATCCATTCAGGTTTATTAGCATACAGCCAATCACTTAAAGCTCCTTTGGCCCAACCTTCTGACAGAATAGCCTGCGACATATTGCGCAGACCCAATACTTTAATGCTTGGGTCAGCCTCTACGAGCATCTTATCGAAGCTGTAGTGGTGGCCTGCTTTATTTGCGAGGCCATTATCTATCACTGTAAAACTCATCTTTCTCTCCTATTGTGCGTATGGGTTTCCTGCATATTCTGAATCCCACGGCTCTTTTTCATCTTCTTCCTCATAATCTGGCCTTTCTGCAATGAGGCGCATATCCTTTAAGATAAGCAATGCGCCGCTGAATGTGTCGCAATTATGAACCAAAAGGCCGTCAGCGAAATAAAGACCATTTGCGGTCTTAAGATTATATACCATCTCTAGCCTTTTTAACTTTGTCGTAGTAGTCTTTGTTGCGACAGAACGTTGAGCAAAACTTGGAGGCTCCTTTAGAGACGAACTCTTTCTCACACCAAGTGCAATTTTTGGGATAATCTGGTTTATTTTTCCAAGAATATCTTTTAGCAGCAGCCCAATCTTCAGGGGTTCTTTTCGCCAAATATCTCCGCCACTCCTCCTTATGCCAGCAACGTTTACTGCAATAGGCGGCTCTAGCGTTTCTTGCTTGAAACTTAGAGCCGCATTCTGCACACACACGCTCCGTAAAAGGAATGCTCCTAAAAACATTTTTTCCATGCTGGCGATGCCATTCGAGACCCTCCTCCGAACCATGCCACGCAACTGTCTTGGGCCGTATTTGTTCCAAATGCTTGAGTTGTCTTTCTTTATATTCGGTCCCATCCTGCCACAACTCTTTAAAATGATGCCGCTGATGCTCACTGCGCGATACCAACTCAAGATTGGAAATATCATTATTAAATGAATCACCGTCCTTATGGTGTACGACAAAACCTTCGGGGACTGATATACCATTTGCATCTTCCCAGATTGCCACGTGCAGCCCTTTAGCGCCTTTGCGCTCTGAAGGCTTACTTGCGTTGGAAAGGTAGTACCTTCCTTTACTAACAAGCGAATACTTCGTTCCATTGTATTTGATGCTTTTTGGAGGATTATCTTTATCAATGACCATAGCTTTATCTCACATAATTTATTAACACGTGAAATAGTATCAACTGGTATAAATCCTTTGTCAAAAGTAAAATAGGGGTGTTCCTTAGTCACAAGAGTGTTTTTGTATAGAATAACCTCTGACAAATTTTCACTAGTTCCCAGAACTCTTGAAAAACCGAAGGGTGTTAATACGAAATCACCTTCTTTAATATCTTCTATGTTTTTATCCCCCCATAAAGTCGCCACTTTAGTCCCCGCAGCAAAGCAATAATCATCTCTTTTCGCATTCGGGAACATCGTAAGTTGTTCTAAAAATGGCTCAATCCAAGTCCTAACCTTACCTCGACGTTCTTCTTTATCACTCTCAGGAAGATAAATAAGGCCGTTCTCGACCAAATATGTTACCATGTGCGCCCTTTGTATCTTATCTGCTTTACCAGGGTTATATGCTTTCACAGGAAGGCCAGCTTGCTGTAAATCCCTTCTGAGAGCGATACCAGAACCCTTATCTTCAATAAGTATCATATCGACCGCCCTTGGGGGGTCTCCATACATCGAAGCGTATTCTTCTACTACTTTCTTACGAAGTTGTGGATATTCAAGGAAATCCTCCCAGCAATCCAAGAGTAAGGCATTCCATCTGCCGTCCTCTTTGAAAATCCCCCAAACCGAGCAAGCTGTGGGGTCATTGTGCGTTTTTTCAGTAAATGCTGTGTCGTAACTTTGTAAAACATACTCAAATGGTGGGAAAGGTCTATTCGCTGGCCATAACTTAAACCAGGCTCTTTTGAATATACCCCCCTCAGCAGGTGCCGGTCTTTGCTGGAGCTGCCCCGCGATTTTGAACTCTGATTGCAAATCCTTTTTGATTTTAGCAAGCTCTTTAGGCCCAACTCTTTCTGGCCAGAGTAATTCACCAGCCTTAGTTCTAGGGTCTCCCCACGGCTTTCCATTTGTTGAAGGGAGAGGTATGGTATATATCTTGCGTTCCGGCTCGTACTCCATTGGAAGTATAAGTTTTACCCAGTCGGAATCATCGTAATTGGCAAGGATATAGCCGCTTACATCATTCTCGTGGATTCTCTGTTGCGTTACAACCATGCGCTCTTTTTTTCTGTCATTTGCACGACCTGTAAACACACCAGAGTACCAATCATTGATGCTGTTCAGAATAGTATCTGATAATTCATTGGAATTGTTGGGGTCATCTAGTACCTGAACGTCGGCATTTTCGCCCTGGCCTTTTGAGCCAGTTGTGATGCAAACCCTAGCTCCACCGCCTATATTCTCAAATCGCTCTTTCCGTGATTGGTCATCAGTTAACCGAACCCTACTACCCCAGCGGTTTGCATACCAATCACTTTCAATTAAGCGCCTGCATTTTAAAGCGTCACGCATAGCCAAGTCAAAACTATGACAACCATACAGAAATTGAATAGCTGGCTCATCTATCCACCACCAGCTAGGAAAGAATACAGAAGTGGTCAAAGATTTCATTGTACGCGGAGGCTGATTTATAAGTAAACGCTCTATTTGGCCATCTTTAACAGCCTGAAGGTGTTCGCATATCGCTCCAATCACCCAACCATCCACAAAAGGTCTATTGCCCTCCACTTGAGGCCAAGCCTGCTTAACGAACTCATGCAAACTCTTAGCCGCAGCCCTCCTCTCAAGAAGTTCCTTTTCTACATCTTC